GCTATGACCTCATCATAGCGGCTTGCTGCTAAATGCAACAGCACAGAGCTGTCCATGCCCCCTGAAATGGGCACTACGGCTTTACTGGATCGGCTCTTCTGTTTGCGCTTCATTGGAGTTGTACTGGTAATCTAGCACAAGACGTTTGTCCAATTCAGGTATGATAAATTCTTCATAAAACAACGGGTCTTTGGCAAAGGTCTTGGCATAACCAAGCTTGTCACCTTTTTTGTACTTGCCACAAGTGATGCCCACCGAATATGTGGCACCTGCTTGCTCCACAATGCCACGTGCAGCTGCCATGGCCAACAGTCCACTGTATTTGTTCAAGCCTGTCTTGAAGGACAAGTACATTTCTGCTTCCAGAAATGGTGGAATGAACCGATTCTTCACAGTCAGGGCTCGCAGAGTGGTGCCAGAGTATTTGTTGGCTTCTGCAATCTTCTTGTCATCTGCATCCATGGAATCACCTTCACCTTCCTTTTCATTGCGCTTGGCCAATTGCACCAAAATACTGGACATGTACACTGGGCCTGATCCACCTGCTTGGCTCTTTACCAATGTGGGGTACATGGAACCTGGATCTTCATATGTATGGTTGGTGAACAAGATGGTCACACCAGCTTTGGCAGCCTTGAATGTGAGAGTGCGAAACAAACTCTTAAGGGACTTGGCACGCAGACCCATGTCTGTGGCAGATTTGTCTTTGATGATGTCATCCAGCTCTTTCTGAGAGGCCAGGTTGCCCAAACTGTCAATGCTGATGATGAACTTGCCCTTGGCATTGTTCTCAATGACACTGTCCAGGAATGCAGCAATTTGATTTCTGCATTGATCAATGGTATCCACTGGCACATATTTGGTGTTCTCTGCATCCAGTCCCACACCTTTGGTGCTGTTTTCATCAATGGCTATTTCTGTGTCAAAGATGACTGGTGTCAATCCTCTTTTTTGAGCACTGGCCAGGATCTTGTTCACAATGAATGTCTTGCCAGTCTGACTGGGACCAGAGAATCCTATGATCCTGCCCTTGGGTACACCACCATTGCGGCAGCTGCCACCCAGAATGGCATTGAGAGCATAACAACCTGTATCAAACCATTCATCCACTTTGCTCAAGGCATTTTCATTTAACATGGAAGCTTCACTGTTGAGCTTGTCCAGTGACGCAAACACTTGTTTAAGATCTTTATTCATAGATCCAGTATATATGAAAGAGATTTAAAAACAAGTAAAAAATTACTCGTCAAACAACTTAATTACTTTGTCACCACCTTCAGGGGTGATGATACCGGTGGGCATTGCAAACAGTTTGTGATATTGTTCAATGAGTCTTTCGTCATTATGAATGTCCACACCCATCACAATGCTGGCCAGATTGAACTTCCAGACTGTGCCGTCGTTCTTGTGCTTTTCACCAATGAACTCTCTGAAGAACAGTGGAATAGTCTGCACGTTCAATTGACCCTGTTGGGTGGGTTGCACATGAATAATAGCAGGATTCTTAACTCTTAAGGATGTCTTGTCTGTTTCTATGTGTTCAGCAAGAATTGTTCTGCCAATGTGATCAATAAAGGTTACCAAGTTATTTTTTTGTTCGTTCATAATGGTTATATTTTATGATATTAAAATTAATAATCAACTGTCTGCTAGCAGATCAAATAAATCTGTTTGCACTTGTGTGCCAGGTGATTGAAGCTTCCAGCCAACTGCTTGATAGAATCTTTCCATTACAGAGAAGATAATCTTTTCAAACATCAATTCATAATCCATTTCAAAGTATTCTCTGAATTCCTTAGGAAAATTATACTTGTATCCCATGGTGGATATGCCAAAACGATTGGGCTGCTTGGCATAGAAGTATCTCACTTTATCACCAGAAGATATTTTCTCATATTTTTTGCCAGTATTGAAACGATCCAATAAAATATTGTAAACATATGCAGCTTTGACGTGAATGGGCATATGTTTGGCAGTTTTAAATCCGTCACACTGAGCAGCATATTTTTCGTACCCCTTGATGCCCATCACAAATGCTATGTCTTCAATGGGTAACTTCTTGAAGATATCATATGTTTCATTGAAGAGCTTGTTGGTCTGCACCAGATCTTTTGTCAAGAGCATTGTCTCAATGATTTTTTTGACATATGGTTTGATAGGAGCAGGCATGGTGGTACGCACCACTTCAACTCCTGTATACTTGAACTTGTCACAAGGTATGCCTTCTTCATCCAGCACATGTAACACATAGCGTTTCTTTTGTAAGAACAAACCTGCGTCTGCTATGGCTTCCCGCTTGAAAATGAGTCTGCAATCTAATGACCCCAGGGCTTGATGACCCCATTCAATGATATGTTTGTTTAAGTAGTCTTCTATGTCTTGCACTTGCTTGTAGTATTCTGGAGTAATTTTACCTTTGTCAGTTACCATCTTCAATCCTGTATTCTTTACAATGTGCTTGATGGACACATAGGAGCTGTCTGTGTCATTGTAGATGATGGGTGTATCTGCCTTTATGTCATCATCTGTAAGATTTGCTTTGGCTTTGATATATTCTTCCAACAGTCTATTGGATTCCTTGATTACAGCTTGACCGGTGAGTGTGATTGATTCTGCCAGCTCATCATCACCCAGAGGGCTGTGTTTGTTGCCAAAATATCCATAGATTGTATTGATGAGAATCTTGATTGTGTGTTGCAAGATGTTAAGATTGTCCGTTTGATTTTTTAATTTTTTATACTCATCAGTTTTTTTGTCAACCTCCACTAATTTTTTTTGCAACAGCTTCAGCTGACGCTTGACTTCCACCCTCTTTTTGTAGTAGTGATCAACTGTGAGCGGGATAATGCCTTTTTCTTTCTGTGTGAATAATACTTTAGCTTTGGATATGGCTATTTTCTCCTTTTTAACAAACTCAATAAAGTTTTTATTGGATAAAGTGAATGTCTGCCCGTTCACATGGCTGATGGTAATGTCTTTATCAGTCTTATCTGTTATGACACCCACCTTGGTTTCAGGTGAAAGATTGAGCGTGATCATCACATTGGGGTACAGACTGTTGGCGTCAAATGATACTATATTTTCTTGAAATCCTTGACGTGGTTCACCCACATAGGCACCAGCATTTTGCTCATTATTATTTGTAACATCTTTCTTGAATGTGGGAATGCGCTGGTTATTAATTCGCGCACGGATTGAACATAACCCAGTAATAACAGAAAGTGAGCCCAGAGCTCCTTCAAATGTGGTCAGCCCTGCATAGGCTATCATTCTTAACAGCTTAAGATACTGAAGCTTCTCTTCCATGCGAACCAACAGGTTAACGTCCTGAATGTTGTAATCCACAAACAACTCCCAATTATCATCAGCCAGGCTTGTTAAATTAGTATCACCATAATCCACCTTGCTTTCACCCAGTTCAGTGTTGCCAATGTTATCCAACTTGTAAGATTCGCGCAACACAGGGCAAAATCTCTTGTAAATATCCAAATAGTCAACACATGATACCCCTTCAATGTGCCAGCGTGTTTGCTCTCTACCGAATTTGCCAGTGAACACAATGGGCCTGATGTACCCCACAGGGGAAAGTTTTTTTGATTCATCTTCTCCTAAGATGCGTGTCATTCTATTGACAATGTAAGGCACATCAAAAAATTCGCTGTTCCATCCTGAAAGAATGTCAGGATAGTCAGACATGAAATAACTTAAAAACTTTGATAGGAGATCCTTTTCTGTCTTGCAATATATGTAAGTTAATCCTTCTTTCTTTTTACTATACGCCTTCAACCCCCATGTAATAAACTGTTTGCGCAATGTGTCATAAACAGTTATAATGTTAATGGGATGGGTAGGATTGTCTGGAACGGGGAACACATCTGGACTGTATGTCTCAATATCAATGAACAACACTCTGATTGGTTGATTGGAAAATTCTTCTTTTTCATTTTCTTGCCAAAAGCTATCAATTAGATATTGTTGCTGAATATTAAGGTTTTCAAATACTCTGGTAATTTTATTTTCTCGTAAATAATGAGCTCTTTCAGCTTGATTGCGAAACTTCTTTCTTTTTAATTTTGTATTAAAGATGCTGGTAGCATCAGAATGATTATTAGTTTCAAGAAAAATATAGGGCTCAAAAGTAGTGTCAATGGCAATCCTCTTACCATCTTTGTCCCATGTGAAGAGCCGCATCAATTGGCTTTTGGGCACGTAAGCTACATTTCTATACACAAACCTATTATAACTGCTATTTTAAAGAAGCCAAAAGATACTTCATGATGCCACGATGTTATTAATTTTGTTCAATATTTTGCGGTCCTTGTGACCATAGGGCAGGGTGTACAGCTCTTGATAAGCATTGATATTGTCATCGTTCTCCAGCCAACGCCCTTCAGCCACCTTTCTGAATCTGGCGCACATGTTCATGTATTTGCCTTTTTTTGCCAATGTCTCATCTATGCAATTGATCATTTCATCCCCTGTGTTGAACTTGATGGGTGCGTCCTTGTAGGTGATCATGTCTTGACATGCAATGGGCAGTCCTAAACAACATGCTTCAACATACTTGAGATCACTCTTGGCTCTGTTGAAGGTATTGTCTTGCAAGGGTGCAACTAACATGTTGACATTAAGATTGTAGAGTTTTTCTGGATAGCTGTACAAATGCTGCCATGGATGGAATTCTAGCTCACCGTTTTTTACAAATTGCTGCAACTTGAGAGGAAATGCACCTAAAAATATCCATCTGTACTTGTGGCGTGTCTTAATGATGGCTTCAATGACATGATCAAAATCATCTCTCTGGTTAACACGGTTTTCCACATCAAAGTGAGCTCCAGAACCTGCATAAAGAATTCTTGGACGTGAAACATTTTTGTCGTAATTTTCTGAGATGCGTTTTTCATTGTAATAATGGCCAAACCAAAACTTGGGTGGAAAATTAGGTATGACAGTTATGTTCTTATTGTTCTGCTTGCCCTGATAATACTCTTTCATGAAATCACATGTGACTGTAATTTCATCACATAATTCCATGATACTCTGCGCAGTTTTTCGAATCTCGGGATCAGCAAAAGCTGGTTTAAACTTATTGTATTCAGGAATATCCTCAATGAAGACCAAGTCGTCAATCTCATAGATGAGTCTGAAATTGAGTTTTTGACTCAGTTCTTTTAAAAATTGCACAAATTTAAGCTGGTGTGGTGTGGCCTGTCTTTGAATGCGAATGGACTTCACACCACGGTAATAGTTGGGATCAAAACACATGACAGTGCTGCCATGCACAATGAGCTTTTGGTGTGCATTCAGAAAGTGTTCTGGCCAGATCATGCGCCAAAATCCGCAACCACTGTAATCAGCGTAATAATTCAAACAGCGCTGCAAATCCAGTTCTGGTGGCCTTGGGACTAGACCACTGGTCGATGCATTGCGCTCTTGCATGGGGAAAGGTGACACAAAAGGTGAAGCAAAAGGTGAGGCAAAGGGAGCAGAATTGGGTAAGAACATACTTTATTTAACTTGCATACTCCTTGTAATCAACTCTTCTTGTTATGCCATTTGTCTTCTCAAGGAAGATAATATCACCAGTAGCAGCTTTGATGCTTTCTTTTCTGTGACTAATAACCATGATGCATTCATTATACTTCTCAACACGTTCCTTGAGAATGTTGATAACAAGTTCCACCCCTCTTTCATCTAAACTGGAGTCAAATAGCTCATCATAAATGCTGAAGTTGAAAGACACATCACCTTGAAGTCGTCTGATGTCCATGAAAGTGAACAAGCATGCCAGATCAATATTCTTTCTTTCAGCTCCACTAAAGTTAAAATATGAACATTGTTTGCCTTTGTTATCCACTATTTCTTCTTCAAAATATTCGTTAAAAGCG